TGACCACAAGTATTGGTAATTTAGGAGGAGATATAACTCTAGAACAGCTTATAAATGCTGAAGTAGGTATTGCACAGCTTATAGGCGCATACGGGCAAGATCTTGTGAAAGTAGGATTAGATGTTATGACATTTGGAATGACTAATGCCTATAAAGTAAATGAAAAGAAAGCTAAAGCTGCATTTGAACAATTTGTAGCACAAAATATTACTAACCCAGAGTTTGCAGAAAGATTTAAAGATCCGGTTGAGAAAGAAAAGATGTATCAAGAGTTTTTAGATATGAAACGTGGTAACATTAGAGCATTTTTAATGGAATTCCGTGGAGTATCAATGCTTGCAATGCTTCTAATGCTTATGGGCGGTGACTGGGATGACGATGGTAAAGTAGATATACGACAATCTTGGGCTGGTAGACAATTGTACAAAGTTGTAAATAGAGCGTATAGAGAGACAGCTGTATTTGTAGATCCTAGAGAATTCATGGATTCTAGAAGTACTGGTATTCCGTTAATATCTTTAGGCTCTAACATAGTAAAATTAGCAAGTAATACTGCAGATGAAATTAGAGATGTTGCATTTGGAGAAAACGATAAAAAAGATAAAACAGGTCCTCTACACTATACTCCTAAATTTGTACCAGGTTTAGATGCAGTATTTAATGTATTAGAAGTTAGAGAATCAGATAAAACAAGACAAAGATAATATGGAAATAGGATTATACACAGGAATATTGTTTGGGATTAGAACGTTTGAACCTACAGAGGCTCATCCATGTTGGGAGTTGCATATATACGCACCGTTAGTGTATATAGCAATCTTTTCTAAGCCTGTAGAGTAAGGAAGAGAAAAAGGGGGGCCAAAGGCCCGCCCTTAAAAATAATCTTCAACATTAAAAATTTCTTTATCAATATTTATTTTGCTCAGTAGTTCTGCGTCTGCAGGTAATTTGACATCTAGTTTTTTCTCTAATGCGGTTCTTCTAGATTCTGCTTTAAATAGTATCTCAGCCACTTGGCTGTGAATATCAAAATCATGAAATTTTAAAATTTGCTCTTTATATTCTGCATCAAATTTAGAGTATTTACCATTAATAAAATGATCAAAGTTTTTGAGTAGTCTGTTTGGTATATTAAATTCAAATTTTACACAATATTCGTTAGGATCTTCTGACTTTATAAAATTTTTAAACGATTTCAAAGCGCTTTCAAATCTTAAAAAGGTAGATTCTCCACTAAATCTATAGACTAATACAAGTGTGTCTAAGTTCTCTCCCATAAAACAGTTTAGAAGAAGCTTACTGTACATGTATAAACGTCTATCTCCATTAAACATAGGCATAAGAAGTAAAGAAGATTTAGTCCTATTAGCAACTCTACAAACATACTCTGATGTTTGCTTCTTCTCAATCATATTTACTTTGTAAGGAGTTTTATTTAGTAGAACTGTTTGTCCTACACTAAAATTTCTCCCGTCTGGAAGGTCAATAGACATGATCTTATCACCGAACTCTACATCAGTGATAAGACTTTCATATCCATTGACATTAAATTCCAGGGGGGAGAGTATTTTAATGTTTGTTTTACGTTTAGTTGTATCCATGCTTTAAAACTTAAGAATTAAGATAATTATTGAATTCTATTGGTTCTAAAGGTCTCCGTATGTTATATAGTGCTTCCTCTTCAGATCTGAGTAGGTAAACAAGTTTGAACGTCTCTGTAAATTTACAAATTCCTTCGTACTGACCAAACTTTTCTATATAAATTTTTAAAACATCTTGTTCATAAGTAGTATTTCCATCATTTCCATTAATTATTTTCTCTGCTGTCTTAGCTCCTAGGCCTGGTATACCGGGTATACCATCTGTAGAGTCGCCCATAAGCGTTTGCATCCATAGAAATTTGTTAGCATCTTCTTTAGAAGTGTTTACAAACTCCATTTTTTGATAGTTTAAATGTGTACCAGCAACTTGTTTTAGCACATCCTTATCAGGACTGCAGACAACACAAGATTGTCCTTTTGTGCTGCCCACTATTGCAGAGTAAATACTAACACAATCGTCAGCTTCTAAGCCTAAAACGCCTTTAAATCCCCATCTTTGCTTTACATATTCTTTTAAAGCATAGAATATTGGAGGTTTTGTGCTAAGCTTTCTATTGTATTTGTACGGCCTTGTTCTGGCTATCTTATATCTAAAACATTTTCCATCTGTTAAAAATCCAAAATATGCATCAGCACCTGTTGTGTCAAGTATAGTAGTTATTCTGTTGTTTATCCCTTGCATTGCCTCTTCTAGGGTATCTTTACCCATTTCGTAGTACAGAAGACTATCTGCATCTATTAGTGCTATTTTCATATTAGAAAAATTATGGGGGCACTAGGCCCCCAATTATTATATAGCGTTAAGCTCTGCAACATTCTTGTCGCAAGACTCTTTACACTCTGAATACTCCGTCACTGCTTCAATTCGCATGTCTGCCCACTGCTCATCAGTCATAGCTGCATAAGTAGAACTATGATAGATAGAACCGTTAACACCTGCAAGAGAAGAGTGTACAAAATACTCTAAGCATCTAATAGCACCTGTATTGTCGTCAGGCACAGCACCAATGTGCATAGGATCTACAAAGATGTTATGTATCTCGCCGCTGTAGCATGCGATATACTTAAGACCACCTAAGTGTAAACCTTTAACACAAGAGCGATTATCGTTTGTATCTACATGAGACCAATCTGGCAATCTGTGTCTACAACCAACTTTAATAAAATGCTGAGGAGAGCCATAGCCGTTTACACCTTCGCAATAGAACGCGTCTCCACTTGAACCCATAACTGCAGGTTCAAATAAGCGGTCCTCTACGTGCTCAGGAAGGCCATCGCCCTCTATCTCACCTGTATCAGGATTGAATGTACGCTTGTACCGGTCAACTTTTTCGCCAGTCTCTTTGTCAAACTTGTGCATAATCTCATTAGATACTTTGTAGCCATTAAGTAAGCCCTCGCTAGTAATCTTCATTTGATACATAGTAGCTCTACGATCTGCAACCTCTTCACTAAGACCGTGCTCTTCCATGAGCTCCTCTTTTAGCTTAGGGTGAACATACTTTAGATTTACAAAGTTAAAGAAGCGTTCTGAAAAGTCAGCGTCTACACCTTTCTTTCTAAGTATAGGGTTACGCAGCCATCTAGTCCACATCTTAACAAGCGGTAAGAAAGACAAACCTTTGTCGATAGATTCAAATATTCTATCCACTAATGCTTGAGGCATAGGGTAACTAGATACTACACCGTTACTCTTAAGAAAGAACTGGCCAGTAGCTTTGTTCACGTGAATGTGTTCACACTCTGTCTCAATTGTTTTAGTGTAATCCTCTACAGCAATCTCGCCAAAGTGCTGTAAAATATCTTGATACTCTGCCATACTTACTGCATCATCTGCAGCATTTTTTAGCGTTGTCATTTCTGAATACAGCTCTTTGCTGTATGTCACGGAGAAGTTTTTATCTCCATATGATCCTGAGATCACATCATCAATTACGTTTAGTGTAATCATAGTTTAATTGTTTATTTGGGTTACTAATTTACTAAATTTTAAATTAAAATACAATGTTTAGAACATGTATCTTATTGTGTTCCAAGGTATTATCTCATCATGCATAGTTCTAAAAGCTCGCATATATGCAGCTTTAAGGTGTCTATTATACCTGATGTTTCTACCTCCATACTGAGAGATTTTAGGCTCTTGTATGCTCGGTTTCCATAAGTCGTCCTCTGTGTGAGGATGCTTATTTAAATTAGCTTTGTGTTTATTCTCGTTGTGTGTTAAGAATATAACCTCTGCTAGCACCTGCTTTTTGTAATCCACATAGTCATTAAGCATGCCAAATAGATCTTTGTACTCGTCTAGCCAATTATCATATATAATGACTGGACTAAAATTTACATGGACATCATAGCCTGCGTCTATAAATGCATTGATAGCTTTGATTCTATCTATGATTTTAGATGTGCCTGGCTCGTGAATGTCTGATCTGCTTTGCGGCATAAGACTAAATCTAATACGTATTTTACCTTCTGGGTTAAACTGTATAAGATTAGGATTTACATACTTAGTAGCAAAACTACCCATTGCAACAGGATGATCTCTAAAGAATTCAAAGATTCTTTCCCAATCATGATACTTAGCATGTAATGCAAAGTCCTCATTACAACTAATGTCGTATGTAGTAAAAACAGGGTGTGTCTGGTTAGGCTTTGGTACTGGCGTGAAATAGGCATGATTGTTTATCTCAGTAAGTATATCACCTGTATTTTTAGCAACTGATAGACCATCAGGTTTATGGCGCTTCATATAACAGTATGAACAGTTATACAAGCAGCCATAACCAAACGACGGAGATATGTAATCCGTCGATCTACCTGAAAATCTAATATCAAATGCTCTCCTAGTTACAAAGGCTAGCTTCCCCATTGAAGTCTATCTTTTGCATCTAGGTAAATACTAATCTCCTTTTGTAGCTCTGGACTAATTTCTGGAGCTGAGTCAGGATGTACATCAAACTGACCTATAGTAGATAGCATAGTCGATACCTCTTCGTTGTACTCTACCAACTCTTGGCAGTTATTAACAAGTCTAGTATCATATGCACCTGCATTAGGCATATCTAACACAAACAACTCTCTACTTTTAGCAGCAATCAAAGCAGGATCTGTAACTTCCTCGCAATAAGCTTGGAATGCAGCAATCCTTTTCACATTCTTTTTGATTTCTGTAACTATAGAGTCATCTTCATCACCCATATCAAACCACTTTCCAGACTTGTAAGTAACTAGTTCTGCAGCTTCATAACATTCCTTAAACTTCTCAAACAGTTCAGGGTTAATATGTTTAAGCGCAGACAAGTGTCGCATGTCTTTGACGGCCTGGATCTTTTTACCAGTATACCATTTAATTAAGTGTGAATCCATAGTGTATCCTCCATCTGAATTTAGTTGTAAGAAAAACTCATCAATGTGTTTACAGTTAGGGTTCTTCTTAATGTGTTTAATATATGTTTCTCTAACTCTAATAAGCTGCGGCGTATCCCACTGATTTTGCATCTTGTCAGGCCTAGCCCATTCTACAGGCTGGCCCTTATCCTCACCATAAGTTGAGTATACACGAACAGGTGGTTGCTCATAGTAAAACATTTTACCGTGCTTACACTCGTTCCAAGAATACCACGTATTTTCAGGAAATACTTGTTCAAATGTAGGAGCATAACAACCAATAATATCAGCAGCAAGCATAAACTTAGCCTCATCAACAGTACTACCATAGTAAATAGTTTTTTGACTTTGCATAAGTTCTTTAGCTTTAGGCTCGATCTTATCCCAGGTATAGTTTTTACCATCATTACGCTTCTTGTCTTCTCTAAGAGTAAAAGCAACCATACGCTCTTCTATCTTACGACGCTCTGCAGGTGTAATATTCTCAAACGTTGCAACTTGTTCAGCTGCAGCTGCCTCTTTCTTGTAGTCTTCTAGCCATTCATCGCTAACTTCTATGTCATCATAGCTTTTAACATGTGGTGAAGATTGAAAGTATGCAAACTTAGCTTTTTGTCTAACAACTTCAGCATTATATGCTGCCATTGCTTTTCCCTTTTCTACTCCAGGAGGTAATAAACTAATAGCTTTAGGCATAGCAATAGTAGGAAAACTAATAACTACAATGTTTTCTTGATAGTCGTCTTTTTGAGCCTGTTGTAGTAAATACAAATCTTTGTACTTATTAAACTGCTCATTTGTTTTAATGTAAATATTAGTAGTACTTACACCTGACCATCCGTCAAACTCGTCTCTCTCAAGACTGT